CATTTTTCTATTTTATATGACTGGAAGTATTTATGATGGACACTTTTTAAACTGGACTCCTTGACAAATCATAAATAATCACTTATTATGAGTTATCCCAAACACAGGGATCAATATCATGAGATTTTGATGTGAAACTAGTGTCGTGGAAGATGCCCGCCGAGAGGTTGGGTACACCCCTCTTCTATACGGATGTCGAATTCTACTAAAATAAATGCTTTTAAAGAAAACAATTCAAACCCTTTCGGTCATTGCTATGAGTCTTGGTGCTCTTGCTCCAAGTCCTGCTCAAGCACTGACCTGTTCTTATGCCTCACATTATGGAATTGGTGACGGTTACGATGGTCAAAGAACTGCTAATGGTGAACGGTTTAATGCCTATGGTAACTCAGCCGCACATCGTAATCTTCCATTTGGAACTAGACTAAGAGTAACAAATGAATCAAATGGAAGATCTGTTGTTATACGAATCAATGATCGTGGTCCATATGTAAGTGGTAGGAGTCTTGATCTTTCTTATGGTGCTTTCTCAACGATTGCATCGCCAAGTAGGGGAGAGATTAGGGTTTGTTATTCTAGACTGTAATTGATAAATAGGGGGAGATTGGAACCCCCTTTCTAATGCAATTCAACTTCAATTTTGGGAATAAAAAACCAGATATTAAACAATATGCAGTTGTAGGAATCATACTGACTTCTGTGATTGCAACTCTTACACAATGTACCGGAATAAAAGAAACATCTTTATGGGATATATTTGATGAAGTTCAGAGAAGATATTTTCCCCAAACTATTCTAAACGACTTTATTATCAAAGACCCAGAGAAACTTGATAGGAGAATCAAGCGTGATGTTGATGCAGCAATCTCAGAGTATGAACGCTTGACGGGAGACGATGGAAAGGTTAGAATACCTTCACCACGATACTCAGAGAAACCACCAGACGGGTCTTATGCCCAATCAGTTCTTGGTGGTGAAATGAGAATCTGTGCTCCTTGGGTTGACGACTGCCCCAAGGAGTGATACAATAGTCTCATGGGTTAGTAGCTCAGATGGATAGAGCCACAAACTTCTAATTTGTTGGTCGGGGGTTCAAGTCCCTCCTAACCCGCTTGGAGTTTATCTCCATATATAAACTGATAGAGCTGATAGAGGTTAAGTCTCTGTTATGTCCTTATGAGATATATCACACTTAATCCATCATTCCCCTATAGCTCAATTGGCAGAGTATTTGACTGTTAATCAAAGTGTTCCTGGTTCGAGTCCAGGTGGGGGAGTTGCCCTTGTAGCTCAGTTGGTAGAGCACGGCTTTTGTAAAGCCGTTGTCGCAAGTTCGAGTCTTGTCGGGGGCTTGACATAATACCCATCATGTCTTATAATTCATTGGTGTGAAGGAAGTACGCTGAGAGTGATGCCAAAAGTAAGGCACCCCGACAAGGGATACAGTAGAAGGATGCGAAACCTTCCACTCTCACAATGCGGATATGGTGTAGTGGCAACACAAGAGTTTTCCAAACTTTTATCCTCGGTTCAAATCCGTGTATCCGCTTCCCCCAAATTCTTGGGGGACTAAATAAACCTTGTATTTGTAATTTTTAATACATTCTTATGAAAATCAAATCTATTGTTGCTGGTGCAGTTGCTGTTTCTGCAATGACTGTTCCTGCATTTGCTGGACAATTCTCTGATGTTTCCCCCACTAACTGGGCATATCAGGCAATTACCAATCTAAATGCTCGTTACGGTTGCCTTGCCGGTTATCCTAATGGTACTTTAAAGCCTGCTCAGGATGCTACTCGTGCTGAGCTGGCTGCTCTGACGAATGCTTGCCTGGATCGCATTTCTCAGTTCTCCAGTGCCGAAGATGCCCGTACTGCTGCTGCTCTTCGTGCCGAGTTCTCTAAGCAACTTGCTGCTACTAATGTTCGTGTAAGGACTCTTGAAGTTGCTGCTGCTCTCAAGGCACAGGGAGTTGGTCAGTATGTTGGTGTTGGCGTTCTTCTAGATCAACAAGGTGTTGCTAGTAATGGTTATGGTGCTAATCGTACCGTTTCTGGTGCTACCGTTCAGGCGCGTTTCCCTGTAGCGACTGTTTGGGGTAATGAAGTTTCGGTTCGCCCTTATGCTAACTTTGTTGGTAGTCCTTCTGGACAGATTGGTGCTGGTGGTGGTGCCCTTGCCACTTATGACTACTCTATCTCACGCAAGACCCTTGCCGATGGAACTAAAGTAAGTCGTGCTAATGTTTATGGTGGTGTTGGTTATCAAGTTCCTTTCGTAAATAACACTACTTCAAACTATCAGTCTGCTGTTGGTTCACGAGGTCAAGTTGTTCTTGCTCTTGGTGTTGAAGGTCGCATTACCAATTCTTTGGTTGGTTTTGTTGATGTAAAACTACCAACCACCAATGCTGCTAATTCTTATGGTGTGACGAATGGGACTTATAGTCCAGTGTTCACAACTGGTCTGGGTATCAAGTTCTGATAGACTACTCATAAGATGAGTCGGACCACCTCTTTATGGGGTGGTCTTTTTATAGAAATTGGGCGAATAGCTCAGCGGTAGCAGCTTCTCGTTTACACCGAGACGGTCGGGGGTTCGAATCCCTCTTCGCCCACTTTATAAATACTTGAAAAGTATTGGTATAATGGAAAAATTATATAAACTAATTAGTGATGTGCAGGCAAATCTTTTTGTCCTTTTTCATAAGACATGGGTTTTTCATTGGAATGTAGTAGGTCCTGATTTTCAACAACTTCATACTCTCTTCGGTGAACAATACAATGAAATGTTTGAAGAGATTGATCGTATCAGCGAGCACATGCGTTATATGAATGTGCGTCCTATTGGTACACTTACAAGAATGGTTGAAGTGGCAACCGTTGGTGAAGGATCTAATACATCCCAAATTGATGAAATGGGTCAAAAACAAATTATTCTTGGAAAACCGATTACAAAATCTGATGAGATGATTAAGCGTTTGATGGTTGATAATCTCACTTTAATTGAATTACTTACTGCTTTATCTGAGGAAGCAGAAGCACAGAAGCAATATGCTACTGCCAATATTGCTCAAGATATAATGGAATCACATGGAAAATTTGTTTGGCAATTGAGATCATTCACTGAGAAGACTGCTAAACTTTCAATCGAAGATTCTGAAATAACGCCAATTCAAGTTCCAGAGGAACAACCAGTAGACCCGTATCAAGTACAACCATTCGTACAGCAATAATAAATTTTTTAATTGAATTAATAACAAAATGCAAAACTTACGCATTCGTTGCAAATTGTGCAACAGAGAAATAGAAGGGCATCCAACAAAAACATTTGCCTGCGGGTGTTCAAATATGGCAACAATTCGTGGGGATAAAATATCAGCACTTGACTTATCAAAGGTTGTTATGCTAAACTTCATGTATACAAAAGAGAAGTCTGGTGTTCTTACAAACGAGGATCTTGTCTTTCAGGAGGAAAGACGCCAACGTAAAGTAAGACGCTTAGACTTTGAAGTCCGTTAAGGACTTATTTTGGAGAGGTGGCCGAGTGGTTTATGGCAGCAGTCTTGAAAACTGCCGATGTGAAAGCATCCGTTGGTTCGAATCCTACCCTCTCCGTATTGACATGATGAGATAGTTGTAGTTTAGATTTATTATAAATAATAATATACCAACCTAAACTATAATGAATAAGGATCTTTTATTTGAAATGTTGAATGGTGGAATGTCTATGAATGACATTTCAAAAAAAGAAAGTAAATCACCAACAACTATCAGGTATTGGTGTAAAAAATATGGATTAAAGTCTAATTACACACCCATAAAAAATTCAAAATCAAACCATAAATGTGGGATATGTGGAGAAACTGACCCAGAAAAATTTTATGGACATAAAAAACGAGTATGTGGGAAATGTCACAATACATATACCTTGGAACTTGGAAAGAAAAAAAGAGATTTTATTATTGAATCTATGGGGGGAAAATGTATTTCTTGCGGTTATAATAAATATTCTTCAGCACTTCATGTGCATCATATAGACCCGTCAAAAAAAGATCCAAAATTTGCCAACATTCGTTGCTGGAATCAAAATAGAATACTTGACGAAATAAGGGGATGTGTGCTATTATGTGCTTGTTGCCATTCAGCAGTTCATGCTAATCAACTAATACTACCGAATGTCGCCTAACTTGGTCATGGCACCTGCTTTGGGAGCAGGAATAATCTCAGTTCAAATCTGAGCATTCGGATTACCAGTTTTCCAACTGGTACACTTGACTTAAAGGTCATTTCATCCTATAATAACAAGGCAAACAAATCAAAGCAATGTCGGTTACAATTAAATTTAAGAAAGATCTTCAAACTCTTAAATCTGCGGTTA